GGAGATCAAGCTAGTTTAACTAACAGTCCAGGAAATACTTGGTGGTTCTACCAAAATATGAGACATAGTAATGCGTCAAACTATTGGGGAACACAAGTAGCATGGGGTTGGGAGGATAACGCAAATAGATTAGCAACAAGAAATGTAACTGGAGGAACTTTTGGATCATGGGTATATTATTTAAACAGTGCTAACTACAATTCATACGCACCAACCTTAACAGGAACAGGAGCATCAGGTACTTGGGGAATAGGAATTTCAGGAAATGCTGCAACAGTAACAAATGGAGTCTATACTACAGGTGGTCAAACTATAAGTAATATGACGACATTTAATCAGATTACTGTAACTGCTAATGCTCTTATTGGAACAACTGGTACTCAAGCTTTCTTATGGGTTCAGAAAACTGATGGAAACCCTTCAGCTATAGCTTTACATGCTGAAGATAGTCTTAATACTTTAATATCTCAACAAGCTACTAATAATACTACTGCTAGACCATTTAGAATTAATGTTGGTAGTACTGAGAGTTTGAGAATACTTACTGGAGGTAACGTAGGTATAGGAACTGCAACCCCAGGTGAAAAACTAGAAGTTAATGGATATATTTTATCTGACAGATACTACCCTAAATCTACAAATGGAACATACTTAGTTGGAGATGGAAGTGGAATGAATGTCTCGGGAAATGGGTACTTTTACGTACCGGCTTCTGGAGGATCTTATTTTCAAGGTGCTGTAAGACTTAGAGGAGTAGTAAGTAGTGATGCTGCTACGTACTTAAACATTGGAGGAGGTACATCAAATCATACTTATTTTGCCGGTAATATAGGAATCGGGACAACAACACCAGGATATGCACTAGAGGTAACTGGAACAGGTTATGCAACTACTGATTTTAGAGCACCAATATTCTATGACTCAAATAGTACATCATATTATGTAAATCCTGCAAGTACTTCTGCACTATATGACGTAACTATAATCAACTCAATACAAGCTCCTATATACTATGATTACAATAATACTGCCTATTACGTAAATCCTGCAAGTACGTCAGTACTTCAAAATATAACTGCAGTTGGAGATATAAGATCACCTATATATTATGAATCATCAAATACAGCTTACTACTTCGATGGAGGTAATACTGGGGATTCTATTAGAGCTGCTGGAGATATTGTAGCATACTATTCTGATGAGAGACTTAAAGATAGAAAAGGAAATATAGAAAATGCTTTAGAAAAAGTACTATCCTTAAATGGATTCTATTATGAACCAAATGAAAGAGCACAAGAGTTAGGGTATAAGAAAAAACCAGAGGTAGGAGTATCAGCTCAAGAAGTAGAAGCAATACTACCGGAGATAGTTAAAGATGCTGCGATAGGATACGGATACAAAACATTAGATTACAGTAAATTAGTGCCATTATTAATAGAAGCTATAAAAGAACAGCAAAAACAAATAAATGAATTAAAAAGCATTAAATAGTTATATGAATAAAATGACTTGCGGTATAGCAACGGTTTTGATAGGAAGAGAATTTGCATTAGCACCATTATTGAATTATTTTAGGAATGTAGAATTTCCAGATAATATAGACGTTACTTTATACCTAACATTAGGATGTGATTCAGATTTTAAAAGAATACTAAAAGGTAAAATTAAAGAGTTAGAATTAGATAAAAAATACAGTAACATTTACTTTATAAAAGGAGTTTCAAAATGTTATTCTGATTTAAGTTGGAGTGAATGGGAAACGTTTACAAGACAACAGGATCCAAATAAAAAGCATAGAGCAGCTTTAAAGAATATTGAGATTGCTTTAGATGCTGTTAAAGAAGAAACATACGTTCATTTTGTAGATGATGATACAATACCGCCCTATCATGCTTTAAAAGATTTACTAAAGTCTTACCAAAGTATTAATAATTGCGGAATAGCAAGTGGTATTTATTTTAATAAAACCTGGGTTGAACCTACAGTAGCTGTAGGTGAGGTAGAGGCATCTAGAAGAATAGTAGGTAGCTATAAAAAAGAGACATGGTTAAATTGTTCTATAGATGATTTAGCAATTGAGAATTATCAAGATGTAGGATTTGTAGGAAACGGATGTATGCTGGTAGCAGGTGGTGATGTAAAAAAAATATTACCCCTATCAGAATGGCGAGAGCAAGGAGATGAAGAAGCGCCACCTGATTTTATAATATGCAGAAGAATTAGAAGATTGGGTAAAGTAGTATCTATAGTTCCGTCTATTATAGCAGAGCATTTAGATCAATTTGGGAAACCTGTTGGACTTACATTAGAGTATTTAAACAATATAAAAAATTCAACAGGCACTTTAAAATACCTAGTCACACATTACAGTAAGTACTTAAATTACGAAGTATTAAGTAAACAGTACGATAAAATACTGGTTATATACCATACTGAAATTCATAAAGAAATACCAGGTAAGCTATATAATTTTAATAACATAGAAATTAGAAAAAGAAGTATAAAAGAGACTTGCAATAGATTTCCAGATATTAAAAATTATAAGAATCTTAAAGGAGAGTCTATGGAATATATCACTTTAGAGGAGATGCATAATTTTATTAAAAATAAATCTAATTACGTAACATATTACTATAACACAGTACATAATACTATAACAAAAATACCGTTACTAGACAGTACTAATTTAAAAAAATTATTAAATAAAAAACCATGAGTGAGCAAATTAGGTTATCGCAAGAAGAAGTAGAAGCAAATAATACTATTTATAGAAAGAGAATTGATTATTTAATTAAACTAGGTGAGGTAAAACTTGCTGAGATTACTAATGAAAAGATTGTCGAAGAGACTTATTTTAATTTACTTGAATTAAACACAAGAGAGGTTCAATTTAAAGAATTACTAACTGAAAAATACGGAATAGGATCTATTGATCCGGCTACAGGGTATTATATAAAAAAATAAACAACTAACATATTAAATTATGACTTATACTTGGAAAATAACAGGAGTTAAAACTGTAGATACAGAAAACGTAACAGACGCAGTTATACAAACTTATTGGGAAAAAACAGGAACTGACGAAAACGGAAATGAAGGAACATTTAAAGGTGCTACTCCATTCCCGGAATCTACAATTAATTCAGAAACGTTTGTACCGTATACAGGATTAACAGAAGAAATTGTACTAGGATGGATTCAGACTATTGTTGTAGGTTCTTACGAAGAACATGTTAACGAGCAAATTCAAAAACAAATTGATGCTAAGAATATAAAACAGCCTGACTTACCTTGGGCATCTAACTAAACTAATAAATTAAAAATAAAGTAAATGGCTTTACCAAGTAGTGGACAATTAAGCTTTTCTGCTATAGCAGGAGAATTAGGAGCAGGCTCGCCGTACTCTTTAAGAAGTATGTCAAATACTGCAGGTAAATCAACACCGGATTCTGTAAGCGAGTTTTATGGATATAGTGCAGCAATAACTTATACCTACTACGCTAATTACGCACTAAACGATCCCTGCGACTTTTCCTATTTTGATATTTACTCAGGGAGTGACGGTAAGTATTACGTAGACTTAGGAACGTATTCACTTATGTATAATTACTCCCCAGGCAGTTTATGGTACGAATACCTATACTATGAACCATTACTTCCTGCTGATATATACAAAGAATGGGAGATTAATTCAGCCTCAACAGTATTGACAGATAATGGAAATGTAGCAATTAACTGTTTTATTTAAGAAAAGATGAAAGAGAAAATAGAGCCATATACAATTGAAGGTAAAGGAATAGCTACAGAAGCTTTAGTTGAAATACAAAGCCGGTATACAACACAAGACAAAGCAGTAATATACTACGATTTAAGAGATAAAACTCAAACAATGGATGTACGTATATATGCTACCGGAGAGATAGTTACTCTACCTTATAAGATAATATCTTATCAAAAAATAACAGTTACAGGAGATGATCGTGCTGCTATTGGAGCTGATGCTACATTTGCATCAAACATATTATTTAGAGAAAGAACAGATGTAGTAAAAAGATCAAGTTCGACTGCTATTATGGCAGGTATATCTTATGGTGATCCAAACCAAGCTTGTAAGAATTTCATTAATGGAAAAACAAAAGTATTTTATATAGATAATGAAGCCTTCAGTCTTGCTACTCTACTGGCCGAAGATGAAGGTATGACTACGGGAGTAAAAGATGCAGTATATATCGCTGGCGATTCAATAATCAGGTACTGGAAAGGAGATGGTTTTGATCAGGAATTCCTAGACTTTTGTGAAAAGTAATAATAAAAACAAATAAAAACAAATGACAACATTTAATTGGACAATCTCAGCAGCAGAGAGAGAAGTAAACCTAGATGGTTTAGAAAACGTAATTAAAGCACTACACTGGGTGTACAGAGGTACAGACGAAAACGGTGTAACAGCTGAAGCTTATGGAGCAACTGCTATCGGAAATCCAAACCCCGAAAGCTTCACCCCTTGGCAAGAAGTATCAGACCAGGTAGCAATCGGATGGTTAGAAAATATAATGAGTACAACACCGGCTCTAATGCCAGAAGGAGCAGAGACAAGCCCTACTAAGTTAGAGAGACTACAAGCAAATATCGAAGCACAAATTGCACTACTTGTTGCACCTAAAACAATTACAAGCCCTTTATATAGCGCACCAGTTGTAGAGGGAGTAGTAGGAGAAGAAGTAGTGTTGGATACTCAAGAATAAATTACTATATTATAGTATTAATCGATTAACATAAAAATAAGTTTCATGGAAAACAAAAAATTAACACAAGAAGAGTTACAACAAATTGAAGCAGTAAAACAAAAAAGCCAAGCAGTTGTACAAGAATTAGGTCAGATTGAATTATTAAAATTAAATCTAAAGAGTAGAAGAGAAAGTGTACTTGCTTTTTTAGAAGAATTAAAACAAGAAGAAAAAGCATTGGCTGAAGCATTAGAAACTGCTTACGGAAAAGGTTCAATTGATCTTGAAAAAGGAGAATTCACACCTCTAGTAGAAGAAGTAGAAGTAGCAGAATAATTACTGTAAAAAGTAAGAGGAATATAAGGAGGGTTTTGACTCTCCTTTCCTATTTATTAGAGAATATAGAACCTCTAATCATATAAGATGGTTATCGAAATCCCAAGATATTTATAATAAATTAAAACAAATTAAATAAACATGGCAGAATCAATTATCTCTCCAGGAGTATTTACAAGAGAAAACGACCTTTCTTTTATACAACCAGCACCGGTAGCGGTAGGAGCAGCATTTATTGGACCAACAGTTAAAGGGCCTGTAGAAATGCCTACAGTAGTAACTTCTTATAATGATTATGTAAGAAAGTTCGGAGTAACTTTCGCCTCAGGTTCAGACAAATTCGAATATTTAACTTCATTAGCCGTTAAGAATTACTTCTCTCAAGGAGGTAATACAGCCTTAATTACTAGAGTCGTAGACCACATTGGCCCTGATTACTCAGAAGCACAAAGTACAAACATTGCTTCTAACAAAGTAACAGGAGTAAATAGAGCAACTGGATCAGGAACTTTAACAAATGACATTGCAGTCAATCAAGAGTTTAAAGTACAGTACGGAACAGCAGCTTATAGATTTATTCCAGCAGGTACCCCACTTCCAGCAGATAGTGGAACAGGTAATGTATACTTCTTCCAATCAGGTTCAACAATTGCAGCAACAGTAACTAGCTTAGCAGCAGAAATTAACAATGCAATCCCAGGAGTATTACAAGCAACAGGATCAGGAGCAAATTTACTTTTAAGCGGATCAGTAGCTGGTACTTTAAGAAATGGAATTACATTCTTTACAGGATCTATTACAGACTCTACCGTATCATCAAGCTTATTCACAATAGCAGGAGGTACAGACGCAGCAGCTTCTTCTTTCCCATTCTCAATTAATACAATAGGTAAAGGAGCTATTTACAACAACTCTCCTCTAGCAACAGATGCAGGAGCTCAAAACTCTGACGGATCTTTAGTATCAGGTTCAGAAGATAACTTAAGATGGGAAATCACAAATGTAAATAACTCTAGAGGTACTTTTACATTATCAATAAGAAGAGGAGACGATAGTACAAATACTAAAGTAATCTTAGAAACGTTTAACAACCTTTCATTAGATCCAGCTTCAGATGATTATATCGAGAAAAGAATCGGTAGTCAATATACAACAATTGGTACAGACGGAAGTTCAACATTTTTAAGACTAGTAGGAGATTATCCAAATAGATCAAACTTTATTAGAGTAAGTGCAGTAAATTTACCTACAATTAACTACCTAGGAAACGACGGAGTATCAGTTAATGCAGATGCAGCAGGACTTTCTTACTCAGCATCTTTACCGCAAGCAGTTTCTGGAGCATTTCATAGTGCAGGAGGTACAATTATAGCAGGAGCTAACTTCTTTAAAAACATAGACGCTCAAACACAGGGATTAATAGCAGGAGATTATACAGATGCAATTGCATTATTAGAGAATAGAGATGATTATCAATTCAATGTAATAACAGCACCAGGAGTAACTACAGCAGATCACTCAACAGTAACAGACGCACTTATCTCTTTAGCAGAAAATAGAGGAGATTGTATTGCAGTAGTAGACTTAGTAGGATATGAATCTACACTTTCTCAAGTAACAGATGAAGCAGCAGTATTAAATAGTTCTTACGCAGCATCTTACTGGCCTTGGTTACAAACTAAATCAGCTACAGGTAAGAATGAATGGATACCAGCTTCAGTTGTAATACCAGGAGTTTATACATTCACAGATGCAGCTTCAGCACCATGGTTTGCACCAGCAGGACTTGTAAGAGGAGGTATTCCAGGAGTAATTCAAGCACAAAGAAGATTAACAAAAGGAGAAAGAGATACTTTATACTCAGGAAAAGTAAATCCAATTGCTTCTTTCCCAGGAACAGGTATATCAGTATTCGGACAAAAAACATTACAAACAAAAGCTTCAGCTTTAGATAGAGTAAACGTTAGACGTTTGTTAATAGAACTTAAGAAGTTCATTGGTGACCAAGCTAAAAACTTAGTATTCGAACAAAATACTATTGCAACAAGAAATAAATTCTTAGCGACGGTTAATCCTTACTTAGAATCAGTAGTACAAAGACAAGGTCTTTATGCATACAGAGTAGTAATGGACGAATCTAACAACTCAGCAGATGTAGTTGATAGAAATCAATTAGTAGGACAAATCTACATTCAACCAGCTAAAACAATTGAATTCGTAGTATTAGACTTCACAATTGAACCAACAGGAGCAACGTTTGTATAATATTTAGAAACACAGATATTTATAATTAAATAAGTAAACAATAAAATGGCAGTATTAGATCCAAACGAAATAATGTTCAGAGCCTTCGAACCAATGGTTCAGCACAGGTTCGTAATGTACATAGACAATATCCCAGCATTCATGATTAAAAACGTGAAAGCTCCTAACTTTCAAGATTCTATGATCAAACTTGATCACATTAACTCTTACAGAAAAATAAGAGGAAAAAGAGAGTGGCAGGATATGGATATGACTTTATACTCACCAATCACACCTTCAGGGGCTCAAGCAGTAATGGAATGGGCTCGTTTAGGATATGAATCAGTAACAGGTAGAGCTGGATATTCAGATTTCTATAAGAAAGATTTAACTTTAAACATTCTAGGTCCTGTAGGAGATATCGTAGGGGAATGGATTATCAAAGGAGCTTTCTTAACAAAAGGAGATTTTGGACAATTTGACTGGACTTCTGCTGACGGAGTAGTAGAGATAGGAATTTCAATTGCAATGGATTATTGTGTATTAAATTACTAATAACCACTCAAATAAAATTAACAAGCCTGGCAGTAGCCGGGCTTTGTTGTTTTAAAAAAGTTTTTTTCATATATTTATATATAGAAAAAGTTACTAACAAATAAAATTTATGGAACAAAAGCAAAAATTTCCTACCGAAATGGTAGAATTACCATCAAGAGGGTTACTCTATCCTAAAGATTCTGCATTAGCAGAAGGTAAAATCGAGATGAAATACATGACAGCTCGTGAGGAAGATATTCTAACAAATCAAAACTACATACAACAAGGAGTAGTTATTGATAAATTACTACAATCTCTTATTGTAACTCCAATCAACTACGGAGATCTTTTATTAGGAGATAAGAATGCAATTCTAGTTGCTTCTAGGGTATTAGGGTACGGTAAAGATTATGAATTTGAATACAAAGGACGAAAAGAAGTAGTTGATCTTGCAGAATTAAAAACTAAAGAAATTAATTACGATGCTCTTAAGGGAGGTAAAAATGAATTTGCATATATAATGCCATCTTCAAGTACCAATGTTACTTTCAAATTACTTACTCACGCAGATGAGCAATTTATCGATCAAGAAGTAAAAGGATTAAAAAAATTAACAAAAGATGCTTCTCCGGAATTATCTACAAGATTGAAAAGAATAATTACTTCTGTAGAAGGAGATTCAACACCTAAAGCAATTAGAGATTTTGTCGATAATTACTTATTAGCAAGAGACTCTAGAGCATTTAGAGAACACATTAGACAGGTACAACCGGATGTTGACTTAAAATTCTTCCCAGAAGATGGACCTGAAGGAGGGGTAGATATCCCAATTGGGGTTAGCTTTCTTTGGCCTGACGCCGGAATATAGAGCCGGGTTATTTGCTCAACTACATGACATAGTTTTTAACGGACAAGGAGGGTACTCTTTCGATACAGTATACGAGTTTCCGATATGGTTAAGAAAGTATATTCATAGAACTATGGTAGAACATTATCAAAAACAGAATAAGGAACAGCAGCAGCAATCCGGTAAGGCATCGGTATTGCAAAACGGACATATAAAAGCACCGGATTATAGTACAAAAGCTTCTAGATAATAGAAGCTTTAGCTATTTATATTAAAATCTTTATTGAATGTCAGATCAATACGAAAATAAAAATGCCGGGGAATTAAGAGACATTCTTAAGTCCATAACAGGGGAACTTTCTAAACAGAGAACTATACAAGCTGAATCAGCAGCAGAGTATAGAAAAATGGATAGTATTGCAAGGAACCTTCAGGACACTTCTATGGGGATAAGTAATCTGACTTCTGAAGAGTTAGACAAACTTAGATCAAAAAACCAAAACCATATAAAGGAGTTACAGTA